TGTCCACCACCGAATACACCAACTAATGCAGTACCACTAGCAATTTCAGTTGAAGCTACTACAGGTAATCCCCAAAGTGTAGGTGCAACACCACCACCGAAGTTTCCTGCACCAACAAATAGTGGGTTTAAGCTACCACTTGTTGTAACTGCATTGACTTCTGTAACGAGTTGATACCAATCTGAAGGGTGCATAACAATAGCGTCAGGTTGTAAGAAGCTATCTTTTTGAATTTCAGTAATAGCTTCAAATACTTGACCAATTCTCTTTAGGTTACCTGAGAATGCTGAGTAATCAAAAGTATTGATTCCTGAAGCATTTAAGATACCTGTTAAGTTTGGTGCAGTACCGTTACCTTCCATAATTTGACTTGAAACTGCAAGTCTAACCATTGTTTGTAATCTTGAGTCAAGATATCCTTGTACTGCTGAAACATCAGCTAACAATTCTTCAGTTACAGGTAAGAATGAGCCAATCTTACGAATGTTCTCTGTTCTCTCTGTAAAAGCAAGTGCGTTTTCGCCTAAAGCTGAGCCTTCAGCAGTTGCACCTGAGTTGTTTGTGAATGTTGTTTCTTCCAAATACTTGTATTGATAGTTGTCAGTTGTGATTGTATCAATTAAGTCAGGTATTTGTAGTGGGTCAAGTGTAGCAGTAGGTACTACTAAGTCTGACCTTGTTACAGCAGGTGGATAACCTGATTCTGTTAAAGTTGTTTTTAATTCAACTTTTGGATTCCACTTAAGTTCAGAATTAACATTTTTCTGTCCATTGTCCATAAAACCTTTGTAAGCAGAAGAATCCATAAATTGTTGTCCAAGAGACTTTGGTGCTTCTTGTCCTTTTTCTTCGTGGATTGGCATAGATTTTACTTCTTTGCCTTTTTCTAATGCTTCTTCTAGTCTTGCTTCTTCAATATTAAGAGCATTTAATTCATTAACTTTTTCATTAAGTTTCTCAATTTCGATATTTCTATCTTCAATAGCTTGTTTTTTCTCAACAGAAATTTCTGAGCCACCTTCAAAGGTGTCCTTCATCTCTTTGATAGCTTCAAATTGAGTCTCTCTTAATGCGTGGAGTTGTTGATTTAGTTCATTGATTTTACTCATTGACTATTTTCTCCTTCATTAATTATGCCTTGACTTCTTGCCAAGACTTCTTGTGTATTTAGCCAAAGTGCGTCAATATCATCTTTAGGTTGCTCTGCTTCTTCTTCTCCTAATCCAAGTATGGAGTCTAAATCGTTATAGACTTCTTGGATTCGGTCTTGAATCTGCATAAGTGAATCTTGAGCAGACTTTGACAATGATTTGCCTTTTTTTATACGCAAAGAAGTAAGTTCTTTTGCTCTATCAATGAAGTTGTTAATTGTGATAAGCACATTATCAGCTTCATCTGTGAATCTAAGACCTGATTCAACATCTTTTACATCTTTTTCTTTTTGTTCTTTAACTGCAACTGTGTAAGTTGATTGATTTGCACCAACTAGAACAGGAGAGACTTCAAACACAGTAGCAGATTTAATGTACCTTACTTCTTGTGATTGTCCGTCTTTTTGGAATGTTCCTTGTTCTGCGTCATCAACTTGGAATCCGAATGACCATTGTTGCAAATCTCCCATAGCTTTTACAATCTCATAGGCTTCTTTGCCACTCTCTGATGACATTATGAACTCGCCTTTGAATGTTGCTTTGTCGTTATCTTGAACAATGCGACCTTTACCAATAGGATTCTCCCACTTGTGAGACCAAACCATTGGTACTTCGCCTTCTAAACCTTTAAATGATTTTAGAGAGTTTGGTAAAACTACATCTCCGTCTGAATCTACATTATTGAATACAGAAAAAACTGCTTCAACTTTACCTTCTGCTTCGTTATCTAAAGCAAAGTCTATTGACTTAAATTCTTTGTCCATTATTCTTCTTCCTTTGCCATATCCATAGCAACTTCGTGTAATGCTTTTTCTTTATAGTTTTTTGTAATTTTAACAAGCTCTCCTTGTTCAACTAACCAAGAAATACTTTTTTGTGGAATATCTTTTTTGCCAACAACTTCTCCTTTATCAAAGAACTTGTCTTTAACTGTAATTCCGTTTACTACTTCGTACATTATGTAATTATCTCCACGCTAAATTCTACGCCTAAGTAATCAATACTATTTACAGTATAAACACCATAATTACTTGCTTCAACAACTCTAGCAGAACTTACATTTCCACCAAGCGTTGTATCTCCTTCTATAGCAGATTTTACACTTGTTGCACCACTTGTGTCTAGGTATGAATCCAATGAATCTTGTGATAGTTCAGCGTCCACTCTTGAAACATACAAGTAAAGTGGAATATTGTAAATGTCTGAGCCACGAGACATTGTAGAATCATATTCCAAAGAACTCATTACTCCAACAACGGCAGTAGGTGGCTCAATAGAATCAGGTACAAAAGAATATACACTTAACCCTGTGATTGTTGCTAATCGAGTTTTTAAACCTTCTCTTATGTTAGATAAACTTGCCATAGATATTACTATAACAAACTTTTAGCAGATAGCTGACGCTTCGGAGTTGATTGCTGAATGAATGAAACAAAGCGTCAGCTTCTTATCTGCGTTGAATTAAACAGGGTATTTGATATTCAACTCTTTTATCTTAGTACAAAAATAATTTAATTATCTTCTCCAAACAAATCATCAAAGCATTTAGGGTGTGAGCCTGAGATAATCTGTTCCCATTCAGATACATCTAGGTAAGGGAAGTATTCTCTCACTTCTTTGCGTGGATTATCCCACATAAATTCGTGCCAATCCTTCCTAATAACTTCAACAGTTCCTTCTTGGCTACAGATAAAACATCTCTGCGTTGGAACAGTAACAATATCATCTTCGACATATCTATTCATAAACTGAGTTGTTGTTAAAGTTTGTTTCTGTTCTTGTAGGCTAAGATGACCTTGACAATTTTTTTCTTTAGGACATCTGCAATTAGTTATCATCTTTTAACTTCAACTCTCTAATTTCCATATTCATATTTGGGTGTATGCCTTTTAAATCATTTTTAGCCTTCTCTAAAGATTCTTGCCAACTATTTACAATGTATGTTTTTTTTCCTACAAAAGTTACTTCGTACTTCATTATTGTTCTTCCCTTTTTATTAATCCAATTTCTAATTTTCTTTTGAGCAGTAATCTCTCAGCTAGTTCAATTTGTTCTTTTGATTCTAGGTGTTGGAATAGTTGCTCTAAGTTTTCAAAGATTGTCATTTTTTCAACTCGATATCTTCTTGTTCAATTTCTTTTTGACAATGCAAACATTCGATTGCAGACCAATACAAATGTGTTACTTCTATTTCCAAAGTACATTCAGGGCAATCAAATCTAAATGTTGTTTTCTTTTGGTAAATCATTTAGTTACCTAATTTGTAATCGCTTGGCAAATTAAAATCTTCTATGATTCTCTGCCTAATAGATTCTTTGTTAGCTACCCACCACTTGTGGCTTTTTATTTGTTCTTCTTTTAGTTTCATATCAACTCCTTTTTTCATAATTAATCAACTTGGTTGGATTCTAATTTCTGATTTTTGTGTTGTCAATCTTCTATTATAAAAATCTTAGATTTGACAAGTAGGAGAGTTTCTGCTATCGTAGATTATGAATGAAAAATATAAGAGGAGTTGAATTGAAAAAATTTACTTATCAAGTCTTGAAATCTTTTAAACAAGATTACACAGACATTCAAAACTTCCAAGACGCAGAACTTGTCTTGGAAGATACTATCGAGCTTGATTGCTCAGGATTCTCAAATCCTTTAGAAGTCCTTTGGGCTTGGACAATCAGGGAAGCTAGTATCTATAACAAAAAAAGAACAGAGCAAGAGACAAAAGAGTTCGCTTACTTTGTTCGTCAAAAACCAAATAGAAATCTTCAGAAGGGAGAAGAAGAATAATGGAAGATAAATTAGAAATGCAAGACGCACTAAATAATCTTTTTACTGTTGATGAAAGATTAGATTTAATTGATGATGACTCTTTTTGCAAGTTATACGATATTTTATTAGCTCTTGATGAAGAAATAGCAGACGCAGAAGAAGGAGAAGAATAATGGAAAAAGTAAAGTGGAATAATAGGGAAGATTCATACAGTAATCCTGAGTGGGCTTATGACGGCATAGCTCGTCCTGTCTCTTGGAGTCTGTATGGTGGCAGAGATGAAGTTGAATCAAAAACAACTCACAATAAAAGTGCTACCTTAAGTCAGCTTAAAAAGAAGTATGACTTAAAATCTTTTGGATTGTGGAGTAAAGATATTCCTGATATTAATAAATTACAAGTCGGAGATATTATTCAGTTGCCACATTATGTTGGAGAAAACTATTATGCTGACGGGAATAAAGTTTCAGGCTCAGTAGAGCTAAAAGTCAAAGAGCTTAGAACTGTTACTGAGACAGAAGTAGTGGAGAGTTCTAATGGCTCAAAGCGTACTAAGAAATCAACTAGAAAAGTTGTAGGTGTTGAATACCATAGTGGTACTAAGTTCTATGATTTATTCCGTAGCTCAAAGAGAAGGCAGTATGGTAGCTATTATCGTACAAACGAAAAACTTACAATATGGCTTACTCAACAAAAACTATTCAACTTGTTTTTAATGGACGGTGGATTGTGTCCTTTGAAAAGAAACCAACAAGATTGTATGGTTTGCGACAAATAGTTCACACTTAATCGGAACTCGGAAGCCCACCGTTCATTCGGTGGGTTTTCTTTTATCGTTTAAAAAAATTTTTTTGCTTACCGTTAAATCGAAGGTTGGATAACTTCGTCAGGTCTTGGCTCACGGTAGATTACATTACATCTACAGTTCACAGTTTCTTTAGCAGATAGATTTGGTGCTTTAGGATATAAAGCTCGTTCACTACCAACAGTAAAGTAATCATCTTGTCCTACGACTTGACCGTCAGCAGTAATGTGGGAATCTCTTGAGTTGTTAAATTGAGTCTGCCATTCTTTGACAGTAATGAGTCCTGATTTCTCAACTGCGTCATATTGACCAAACTGTGATAACGCACCACCTTCAGTTCTTGCAATCGTAGAAGCTCTACCTAAAAACTTTTTCGGCAAGACATTCTCAACTTGTCCTGTAATGTATTCGTACATTGTGTCTCCACTCAACCCAAGCTCAACTGCTTCGTCAATACTTCTTCTGATTGTTCTATTCAAATTAGCTTTAGTAGTTTTTGCTAAGTCAGGCAGAACTGAATCTAACCTATCATTCACAAACGCAACGGCTTGTCGATTGTATCTTGTTCTAGGAACAGGAGAAATACTACTTGGAATAATATCTCCACCACGAAGTCGAATCGGATAGAAACCTTCATTCACAACTTGGTTACGAGTTTTCCTTCTGTTCTTGTAAGTAAACAAATCAGTATCTTCTAATTCAGAATATCCTTTAAGAGATTCAGGTAAGAGAATACCAAATTGAAATAGCTCAAAGTCATAGACTTGTGATAAGTAGATATCATACAAATCTAGTTTCCATTCATTCGTAGTATCATCTATTATCTTATTTAAAATCGGAGATTCTCCATTCAAAACAAAATTTTTGTACGCACGGTTGTCTTTGCCACGCACCATACTTCTCGTGATTTTTTGAAACTGACTACGCAACAAACCGACATAGTAATCCGTATACCACCGTTCCCAATTCCGTAGCATAGCGTCATAGTTCCGATAGATACCTTGCTTTACTTCCGTAGATGTAAGACGACTTGTTCTGTATTCTGTATCTGCTTGTTCTCTTAGCTTATGCCTACGCACTAACTCTGACGCTGACTTCTCTACTTCGTCTCTCTTGTTCATAGCTCGTACTAACTTACTACTCCACCTTTGTCCTGCGTTGCCACCCCATAGCTTCCAAGCGATAATGCCATTAGTAGCTCTATCAGTTCTTCCTGCGAAGTAATCTCTAGCGTCTTGTGTTTGTAAATCTACTTCGTGGCGTGGGAAGTACTTGGCTATGTGTCGTACCTTCTCAGGACTTACCTTTGTATTGGAGACGAGATACCGAGCCGTTGCCATACCGACACTTGTACCACCTCTGCCAAACTCAGCACGTAGTCGTAGTCCTTGTTCGGCTTGTGCCTTTACTCCTTTAGGTATCGAGAAATCCAAGTCATCGTAGATTCCTTTTTTATCGTTTCCACTTACGCCTATATCCACATTTCGACCCAAACCAAGAGTATCTAAATCTATCTCCGTATTAAAGACAAACTGTCTTATATCCGAAACACTACTAGAACTATTACTATTTTTATTACTCTCTATATGACTATCTACTGTATTAGCAGTAGGAGAAGAATTTATTGCGAGGTTTTTATCCTTCTGAGTCATAGGATTCATTGTTGTCCATTAGACCTTCATACACTTCGTGTGTTGCACAAGGCATATATATTGTATTACCATTCATATCCATACTATGACTTCCTTCACAACCTAACTCTTTAGCTCTTGCTTCAGCTTCTTCTTGGGTTGTAAAGACATCATTACCAACCATATCTTTTGGCTCATCAGCAAATCTCTCTATTTGTCTAAGTCTTATATCTGCGAGTTCTCTTGTTGGATAGCAACCCATATTCCTACCTGTTTCTGTAATAACGCAGTATTCTCCGTCTATCTCTTGTACCACTTTGAACTCTGCACCACCAAATCCTGCTTCTGATATAGCTTCAGGTACTTCATCTGTTTGTTCTTCTTGTTCTATTGCACTTGGTTGATAGTCTCTTAACATATTGGCAGGAACAGATACCTTCTCAGCAGGAAGTAAATAGATATCTTGCTCAGGTGTAGTAGGTAATCCAACGCTTTGTCTTGCTTCTGCTACTGTAACCCAACCACCTTGTACTGCTAAGTTCATTCTCTCGTAAATCTCATTAGTATCTGTTTGCAAGGCTCTTACATCTGTATAGTCATATCGTGCTTCTAAGTTAGATGAGTTAGGATAATCAATCTTTAATATCTGATGTGTAATCTCTTGTGCGACCATATCCCATAAAGGAATTAGCTTTTGTTCTGTAAAGAACTCTCGCAAGGTTTTAGCATTGGAGTAAGTAGCATACTTAAGTCCAACTTCCAACCCTGCAATTATTGAAGGAATACCTAAAACAGAAGAAACACGAGATTCAAATGATTCTCTTAAGTCTCCTATTTCTAAATCTTTAGGACTAAAAGCAAGTCTCTCTACATTTACTCCACCTGATAAAACTAATGGTTTACCTTTATTCTTACCACCAACTCGTCTTTGAAATGCTTTAGAGATTGATTCTCCTTCTTCTTCTGTTAAACCATATTCATCTTTTGGAGTAATCATAAAGCTAGGCACACCCATATTAGCTAAGATTGATGTAGCCATTTGTCCTGCACTCTCATCTCCATAAATCTCTCTAAGTAATGTTTTTACAGGCGAGAAACCTTGTCTATGGTTTTCAGGGTCTAATCCCATTCTAAAGTGAGCAACCATATCTCTCTCTAATCGTATCTTTTGGCTTTTAACCTGATACTCATAGTATTCGATTAATGTTTCATCACTTCCCTTTGGCGTAACATTCTCAGGCATTAATGGATATAAAGCTACTAATTGTCCTGCTTCATTCTTCTGCTTAAGTAGGTAAGCGTCTCCTGAAATGTGCATTGATTGGACTAAGTAGTTTTGTACGACATCTCCTGACATATAAGGATTTGGTCTCTGAAACAACATAGTTAATTGATGATTAGGGAATACTTCTAGTTCTCCCACTTCATTTAATTGATAAACTTTTAATTTAGCTTCTCCGAATGCAGTTCCTAATACTTGCAAACAAGATACAACTGCTGAGTTAGAAGCACCATTACCTAAACCTTCAACATTAAATTCTCCTGCTGAAGTTTGATAACCTTGAATGTAGTTACTGTTGTATGGGTCTACACCTTGTCTGAAAAAGTTAAAACCTGTACTTCTTTTTTGTTCTGTATTTCCTGAGATTATATCTCTGAAACTTCTTCTCTCTGCCAATTTCTCTCCTTAAGAGCTTTGTGCAGTAATGGACGCAACCCTTATCGGCACTACTACACTCTGCTCTAATCTT